GCAGCTTTGCTTGCAGGGTATGTCATAAATATATCTTTGTTACCACTGCTGAAGTTAACAGCAGAAGTACCATTTGAGCCAGCGTAGACAGTTGTACGTGTTAGGGTGTTACCTGTGTTCCACGTACCTACACCGACTTCCCATTCGTCTGTACCTGAAGCGGTATGCACAATGGCATAAAAGGTTGTGTCACCATTTGACATGACACTTTGAAATGCGTCAAATGTCGCAGAGGCTCCTCCTAGAGATACATCACCTGTACCTGTAGTAGTCGTGATCTCTTTGACACGATCCTTAATAATTAATGCCATTGTTTATACCTTAGTTTAGCTAATACGTATTACTGCGCTAGAAGAGTCATTGGTTGGGAATACAATAGTGAAGTCACCAGATGTTGATGTCACTGTACTACCAAAGTCAAAGACTGCAATAGCTTTGTTGCTAACACTACTGTTGTAGATAATAGCACCATCAGCAGAAATAGTTAAGTTGCTAAATACTTCGTCTGCAAAGTCAACGTAAGCCACACCACCAGAAAGGCTAACAGTAGGGCTATCTAATGCTTGACCACCTGCAGTGTAGTTAGTACCTGTAGCTTCATCTGAGTTACCTGTAACGTCAGAATAGTTTGTTGTAGCAGCACCATAGGTTCCTGTAGGTGTATCCTTAATCAAGGCAACCTTCAATGTGTGGTTGTCTAAATCATGCTCACCCTGCAGTAATTCCTGTTTAAAGCTGTTACACATTGCTGTAGTAATTGCCATGAGTATATCCTCTTTTTAAAGTACAATGGGGCCAGCATTGAGCCAGCCCCAAAGTTTACAGTTATCAAGCTAGGTTGTAACGTGCTGTTACAAGAGCTTCTGGACGCAAGATTTTGCGACCGTATAGGTGCATACCACGAACGATGTCCGCAAATGAATCTGGGTCACGGTATGTTTCAGTTTTGTTGATCTGCTCGGCAGTTGCAACCGCTGAGTCATGACCAGCAACAATCACACCATAGTTGTCGTCTTGTGCTGTAGTACCTGTAGTACCTGCACCTGTACCGACTGATGGTAGGTTGTTTGAAACGTATACACGGAAACCATTCCAGTTGTTTAGAACTAGTCCGTTACGCAATCCACCTGAGTCACCGAAGTCAGCATTCAATAGACGTGAATCTTCGTCCATCAATACTTCCATCATCTCTGGTGAAATTACAATCCAACGACCCGCTTTGTCAACGCTTTGAACGTCCAACAAACGGCCCATACGTGCAACCAACATTGTTGGAGATACGTAAGCTGTTGGCAGTGCTGTTGCACCTGGAAGACGAGCACCGACAGGAATAGAGTCACCTGTTGTACCAGCAGATGGTGTAGTTGTGATGTTGCCAAAGTCTGACATATCCAACTTGTTAGCTGCTAGAAGTTCGTCTGAACCCGCTGTTGAGTTTGCTTTAGTACCGTTAACAGTTGTGTTAACTGTATCTGCAACACCATGCAACGCAGATTGAGCATAACCTGATAGGTAACCCAAAACTTCTTGGTCATGCTGGTCAGCCAAGCGGTATGCCGCACGGTTGGTCGCAAGATCCATGAAGTTTACGTGTGAGTGCGCTTCTTCGATGTCGTCCATCTTGAAGGCGAAGTAGTTCGCTTTATCGACGACTAGAGAGAAATCGGTGTCTGTCAAATCCTGCGCAGCGACTGTTGTGCCACGAGCATATGCAGATACTGAGATTTCAGGTTCTTTAATGATTTTAACAGTGTCACCTTGGTTTGCGATTTCACCGAAATAATCAGAGTTAGTAATATCTCCAACAACAGTAGACTTGCGGAAAGCAAGTTGTACTTTCTTGGAATAAATTACGGGAGAAAAGTTCCCGTTTGGCAGGTTAGTGTAACCTGACGCTACTGCAAAAGCCATGATTAAATCCTCCATGATATTTGGCTTAACAAAGCTAAACACCTACAAAGAGGCTGTTCCTTTTCTAGGGTGCAGATGGATTACAGTTGCGCTACCGTATACCTACTGGGCCTATACTTAAACAGGTGGTTCTTTTTAGTTTTAGACTTTTTTGATGAATTAGGTTGAGACAAAAGGTAGTCATAAAGAGGCTTTTGTCTCTGTGCCTATAGTTATACTGTTGATTAAAGTATTGTCAACAGGTTTTATCTAGCATTGCCAGATACATCGTAAACAAATTTACCCGAACGGATAGCCTTGTTGATATCATCAGACTTAGCTTCAAACTCTTTTGCAGACATTTTAGCTACATCTGATTCACGAATTACGTCATTAGCATCATCTACATCTACGTCTGTCTTAGTACGTCGAGTAATTGTAGATGCTGCCTCTTTGGCCTTCTCTTTCTTTGCAGTCTTAGTAAGGCCTTTATCTACTTTGTACAAGTCAATGACACGTACTACTGATGCAGGATCATCTGCATTTTCATAGAGTGCATCTTGTACCCACTTAGGCTGCTCTTCAGCCCAGTTATGAAACTCATCAGAAGCTCGAAGATCATCAAAGTCTTCGTGAGCCTTACGGATTTGATTTTCCGCTTTTACTCGTTGTGCTTCTGTTTGTGCCTGATCTAACTCTTTTAGTCTAGCATCAGCTTTGCTAAACATTTCTTGAGCTTTCTTAGCAGCAATAGTTTCTACGATACCTGCTACGTCAGGGTATTCTTTTGCCCACTCTTCAATATCTTCATCAGACTTAGGAGGGACAATAGAATCCTTCTTCATGCGTTTTTCAAAGGCTTCGAACTTTTCGTTCCATTCCTTTTCTTTTTCTTGCATATGGCGTCTTAGATCACCATATCGTTTTTTAAAAGATCTTTCTTCTGGAGATAACGTTGCTTCTTCAACTTCTGTATCGGCCTCTTTCGCTTCGACGGCTTCTTCTTCTTTAGGTTCATCTTCTTCGGTAGATTCTCCTCGTTGAGCAGCTTCAAGTCGTTTAATCTCCTCTTCTTCTTCTTCAATACGCTTACGTTTGCGTTCGTAGTTATAACCTCGATCAACAAATCCTGCTGTCTTTGGTGCTTCTACTTCTGTTAGTTCAGGCATTATATTCTCCTTATGTTGGGGCCAGCCGTAGCTGGGTAGCCTTATTTCTTACCTGCGAGTCCGCCTTTTTTGTATTGGCGTTTTGTTTTAGTCTTTGGTTTACCAGCCATTAAACCGCCAGCGTTCATTCCACCCCAGCCAGATCCAAGGCCTTGATCACCTTGACCACCTGTTTCTTCCTCTACTTGAGAAGAGGAGCCATAGCCACCAGAACCTGTTTGAGTTTGTTCAGCAATACTTGTACCAGCATCAGCAGCTTTTTGAGCAATACTCTGTGCTTTCTGAATGGCGGCTAACTGTGCAGAGTTATCGGCGTTACTTGCTTGCTTTGCTAGAGATTTTGCAGCTGTTGCTGGGCTTTTTGTGGGTTTAGGAGTAGTCGTAGGAGTGGAAGTAGGAGTGGAAGTAGGAGTAGGGGGTTTAGTGGTAGTACTACCTGGTTTGATGATAGTCTCGTTTTCTTCGTCATAGGTAAGATCAGAATACTTATCAGCTAATTGTTTAGCAAGGGTTTTTGTAGAGTCAAAGAAACCACCTGGCTCAATATCATGCTTATCTCTATAACCGTCTATAGCATCCTCTAGCATCTCAGCTTCTTTTATCCTACCTTGTGCTCTAAGTAGTTGAGCATTAGCTGCAACTTCTGCAACCTTTTGTTGCCTAATAATACCACCTAAAATACCACCTTCAAGCATATTACCAATACCTTGACCGATAGAGCCAGCAATCTTTTGTAAAGTGTTTTGAGTTTCTTTTTCTTCTGTACCCGAATCAACACCAAGTGTTGCTAGTGATTGAGATACAAGCTTGTTTGTATCGGCATAGTCATACTTTTCATGCCACTTAGGTGGCTCTACTCTTGGACCATCATCATCATCAGAAGGTGCAGGAGTTGTTGTGGCTACTACTCTAGGTACGCAAGTCTTAGTTGCTGGATCGTAATCCATATCTTTAGCTGCACAAGACTCTGCAGTTTCTTCAGTAGTAATAGTAGGAGTTGTAGGGACAGCTTCTATCTCTCCAGACTCTGCTCTAGGGAATATTGTAGCACCTAATGGGAATCCTGTAAACTGATTTTGTTGTGCCTGTTGACCTGCAGCAAGAATATCTTGATCAGTTTGAAGACCACCTGGAGCAAACCCTGCAACAGTACCACCTTCAGACATACCCATCATCTCTTGAATGGCAGCTAACTCTTCGGGTGTAAGGTCATCCTCATTCATAGGACCACCAGCAGGAACAGGTTCACCACCAATTCTACCACGAGCTTCCATATCTTGCAAGCCCATTTTTGCATTATCTCGTAGATCCTCAAAGAATTTTACACCGTAGTATCTGACGACATCAGCAGGAACTACGTATTCTCCTTCAGATAACTGTGCAGGAATATCATCACGTACTTCTTTAGCTGTAGATCCTGGAGGCACTTCGTTACCTGACACAGGGTCTCTCATCATTCCATCGTCACGAAGACCACCGTCCTCGAATGCAAAACTCATTTGTTGGTTCATGTTTCCTACTGCGCCTCCTTCGGCAAAATATTTTTTTATTAACCTTTGCCAAACATTTGGCTTGTATTTTTTACTTGGTCTAGACTTTGGACCTGTAGACATATCTACATATCCAGTAGGTTCACCAGCTTCTTTAAGCATGTCTTCTGCAGCAAAACGTAAACCTACAATACCTTTATTAATAATGTCGGCATTAGGGATGTTTGGACCTAAAGAACCTCTTTCACGTATTCTTCTTAGTGTATCTGGTTCAACATATTGAATAGTAGGCTCTAGGTTTTTTTCTTCCCCAGTAGTAGGTGCGACATATGTAGCATCTGGGTTATCAAAAAGCTCTGTTAAAAGTTCTTCATTTATAAGATCTTTATCTAACAACACTGTAGCTTCTGTACCATACCGTTCAGAAAAATACTCTGGATCTTCTTTAAGCATCTCTCTAAGTAATGCTAGACCTCTATGTCTTGTTTCGTGTACAATAGTTTCTTTAGAAGAGCCAAAATCAGGACCATAGTTGATAGTATCAGGCTCAAAAGTTACGCCATGTTCTGTATGAAGACCATCTTCAGTAGAGTAATCAGAGGCATAAAAAGCATTATTTAAACCTTCAGGTAAGCTATATCTAATCCTAGAAACATCAAATCCAAGTCTGGCTATGGGGTCTTTAGATAACAAGGGATCAACATCTGCACGGAACTCTACATCAGCTAAACCGTATTGTCTTTCTGGATCAGGTCTTAGACGGGGCTTAGGAGAAGTTGTATTAGCAAAACCTTCTGGTCTTAGCTTAGGTCTAATAGAACCACCTTCGGCAAATTGTCTTGG